CCGCTCTTCGCCGGTGAGCGTTACCCGGTATTTGATATTTGGTTTAAGCATAGTTTTCCCCTCTGCTTTTAGTATCGCAGGGGAAGTGTTTTTTAGTCAAGTAATTTTAGACTTCGTGGAGTACTAGGGTGAAGGCAAAAAAGCCCGCCCCCTCTTTTGGGGGTAAAACACAGGGCGGGTTTTTTGCTTCAGGGCGGTCTTAGTTACTAGCCATATCCACCCGTTTACACATCGGGTATTTTCGGAGGTTTGCAATATGCAATCCAAAACTACAAAGCGGTACTATTCACCGCAATTTTCGGCTCACTCCACTATTTCAGTTCGCCGCTTGGCGTGGGCTTTAGGCATCCCAATGACAAAAGCAGTGGATCACATCGTTAAACTATTACCCTCAGTGTTCGACCCTTCAAAAGTCTGTTTATCGTGTAAGGACATAACCAAGTGTAAAGAGTGTGCCTTTTGCTGTTCTGGCTTGCCGCAGGATTTTAGCGCACCTTCGGCACTGTAACTCATTCATTCAAGCCCCTGCCATAGCGCAGGGCTAAGGATTATTTTATGCCATTGCATTATCAAGTTTTTATCACTTTCTCAACTTTGGCAAACTACAACAGGCAGTTAGACAGTATAGCCATTAAATCAACCACAGCCGCCTGTACCACTTTGCCATTCAAACCAGACACAGCAAGTAACAAAACCATCTCCCGCATATTTCACACCATGCAGGAGGCAGAACGGTACATAGCTCATGTGCAGTCCGTTTACAGCCACAGCACACCACCGCTGCCAGTAATTAACGGCGGGCAGCTTTCACTTTTTACGGAGGTTTCTCAATGAAATACTTTAATAATTGCCAGTCAGTAGAAGAAGCAAAAAAGCACTATCGTAAATTGCTCTTGCAGTACCATCCCGACCATGCAGGGGAGGAAGGCGAATCCATCACAAAAGAGATCATAGAGCAATTCAATGCCTTCTTAAAGAGCTTTATGTCTCATTCCTTCAATACATATTACGAGGACAAGGACTATAAGCCAGACCCCGACAACCTCACGCCGTTCCAGGACATCTTACTAAAAGTCATTCATCTTGAGTGCGAAATAGAAATCATAGGTTACTGGATATACTGCTTCAAATCAAAAGAAGTTAAAGACCAGCTAAAAGAGCTTGGCTTCTGGTTTACAGGCAAACATAAAGCGTGGGTATATTCCGGCGGCTCCAAAAAAGGCAGAGCGACCAAAAAGACCCTTGACGACATTAGGGCAGAAAAGGGAAGCCAAAAAGTCAGCAAAGAAGAAAAGAAAAAAGAGAAGAAAAACAAATTTTACAAGATGGTCGGCTAGTTTTTTACCCCCGGCGTATGCCGGGGAATTTTTCAACTTGGAGAAGCAAACATGAAAACAATAACATTTATTCCTACGGAAGTATCCGCCATAATTCCCTACAGCCAGCTTGAAGTTACAAAAGAAAACCTTCACGCTTTCACCGCAGAAATACAACGCCTTGAAAAGCAGCTTTCAAAATGCCCGAAACTCTACGGAACAAGAGGCATGAAAGAACATCCGGCAATATTCCATTACTTCTACGGCGGCACGGATATTTATATCTGCGAGTACGATCAAGACGATGGCTTGATGTTTGGTTTTGTCATTCTTAATGGCGATCTGCAAAATGCAGAATGGGGATATATATCCCTAGAAGAAATTCTGCCCATCGCAATCATGAACATTGACTACCACTTTCAAGAGCAGAGCATAGAAGCCGCACTGCACCAAAAGCATCCGAAGTATTTCAAAAACCCAAAAGCCTAAGTATTAAAGTAAAGAGCCGCCAGACATCACCAGCATATCTGGCGGCTCTTTTTTACCAAAGTAATTTATCCTTCATTGACACCTGAAAACGGTTTGCCGTTGACAGGTGTATTTGTCAAAGACCTCTACAGATACAGGAAACAAGAAGGCTTTTCAAAGCTTCGTTATCTGTTAACCTTTCTCTGTTTTATTTTTTCGTTTTCAGAATGACCATATTCCCCTTCGGTCTGGTAACAAGGAACCCATCACGCTTTCGGAAGCGAAGGAACAACTCGCCATATTCAAGGCTTTCTGTTGTGCCATCAAACTTTTTCAGTTCAATACCACGCCTGTTTCCGTGCTGTATCCGTTTCGGATTCATAAAGATAGCAAAGCCCTGATCCGCTTTTATATCCGCAATCTGCGGAAGTATCGAAACTTCGTGGTAAGGGTATAAATCCAAACGCCCTGGCATTGCTTCAGTCGGTCGCCTCCAAATAGGTCTGCCTGTTGTATCCTCAATGTTGGCAATGTGGTTTAACACCGTTTCATTCAAGAACCAGCAACAGTCTTTCCGCTCTTCGGGCGATACCTTATAAACAGCATCCCTAAAATCCTTCCAGGTCAAATCATTGATAGTATTCCCCGCAATCGTTACCGCAGTAACATCGGCAGAGGCAAACGCACCAGTAAAAGGGTCATTGTCGGCGGTAAGACATTGGCGGTCAAATTCTTGTCCGTATGTCTCGATGAACTCGTCTATGAAAATCGCGCCAAGGTCAACAAAAACATCTTGCTCGAATTCATCAAACCACGGAATATAGCCTGCCAGCGTATGCGCCTTTAATTCTACACGTTCCGCGCCCTTCGGCTTTGACCCTTCAATCTTCTGCCCATAAGCAGTAAGCCAGTTTAACTGTACGCCGCCCCTTTCCCTTGTAGGCAGAAATATTGAAGGAGCCGTCATCGGGCGGTGCCGAACAAGGTTCATCATCACTGACTTTTTGGCTACGTCTTGCATGATTTCAGTTTCATAAACAGGATTAATTAAAAACTGTTCATTAGTTGCCATGTTACCCATCGGCTCGCCTAGAGGTGCTTTTATTACCTGCCAACCCTTTTCGCCCCACGAGACATCGCGCGGATTAGTCCAGTTTTCCGATTTCAGGTTAGGAGTAAAAGCCAGTTCCGCGAGCATCTTGTGATTTCCAGCCCACGCCGCAGAAATGCCCTTGCCCAAATTAAAAAGCAGTTCCCGCCGTGAAAGTTCCCTCGGATTAGCCGCCTGACTTTTGAGTTCTCCCCGCAAACTCTTGACAGTTCCTTCCAACGCCTCAATCTGTGATGACTGGTTAGTTGTTACAGTTTCCAGCGTCTTAGCAATTTCTTCCAGTAGCATTTCTTTGTCAGCAAAATACTCCGCCGCCTTAGCCGGATCAGAAAATCCGGTTTTCTCGATCCGTTTCATCTCGCCCAATTTCTGCCGTATGGTTTGCAGCTCGTCCATAGAATTACGCTCCCTCAAAGTTGTTGATTAAACCGTTCCAAAACAGAACAGCATTAACGCCGCTTTCATTGCCCCTTTCTAATTGCCCATTATTCACTTTCGCCAATGCGAAAGGATTAGCCGGAACATTGCAAATACTAAATTCAAGAAGTTCTTGCTTTCGGAAAATCAAAGCCGTGCCATCCCTGCTATCTGCCTTTGACGGTATTTCAATTTCCATTACCCGAAACCCAACTGACCCCGCGCGTATAACTCCTGCCTTCACCCTCTGCCCGATAGACCACCCGAAAGGGTCAAAAGATTTATCGTTGAAAAACACAACGCCATGAAGCCCACTATCATCAATCGTAAGCCCTTCAATCTTTCCTATCGCGGGAATATCAAACCTGTGCGCCCACTGTACAACAGGATTTTCCATGAACCGCTTAAAATCCCAACCATGCGGATCTACCCGCTCGGCAAACCTGTCAAGGTCAAAAGTTGAAAGCGTCCACGGATAGCCTTCTTCTTCATTACCAAATGTAACAGGCGTTATCAGTTCAACATCACTCGCCACTTTATGCACTCCCGCCGCACTTTTCTTGATACCTAAAAAATCCAGCAGCATAGAAACATCACCCGCGCGATATTCCCCGCCCTTCGTTCTAACAATCATTCAAAACTCCTATCCGCCACGGATGGCGGTTTTACAAATGCTTTTAACGCCTTCTTCCCTTAATGTTCTCATCCGGCAATGGATTGAGGACTATATCGCTATGGCGAAAGCAAAGCTCCTCAATCTGAATAAGCCCTGTCAGCAAAGCGACATGGATAAGCTCAATGACGCTCCTGCAATTAAGCGATGTTAAAATATCTGTTTTGTGGTTTACAACCGTGTTCCGCGAAATATGAAGCAGTGTGGCAATTTCTAAATCTTGCCAACCGTTACAAAACAGCCGAATTATCTCTTTATGCCGAGCCGTAATTTTGGCAGGCGCAGGGTAACATCGCCTCAAGGAAATCCGTTTTTGAACTTCGAGGGATATAAAATCCCTGCCGCTTGCAATCTCATTTAGCCCCTTCCGCCATATATCAATGCCGTCAAACGAAGTAGCATACGAACTAACGCCGTTCAAGATAAAATACATGGCAAGTTCCGGCGGGAATTCCCCGATAACCAAAGAAGCCATTTTGATTCGCGGAAAATCGCGTTTTAGCTCGCCCATTAAATAAGGCGTACAACAGTGGTAGAACCTCGCCCCCATAATCAGCAAGTCAGGTTTGAGATCATAAATTAGGGAATTCAAAGCGTCTTTTTCTAACGCCGTTACCGTTACATTGGAAAAACCCAATTCTTCCAACCGTTTTTTGTAATGCGCGTGGTTGTTGACACAGCGGCTGATCATCAAAGTTTTTCCGTTCATTTTTTACCTTCCACATCGGTTTTACAGTTGCAAGAGCAATTTGCAAAATGCTCGGTTGCTACAAGATTTTTGGGTTTATGCCAAACATCCCCCCACGGTTTTAGTTCTTTTCCTCTCTCTTTCAGAACATCGTTAATCGTTTTAATTCCGGAGTTTATCTCCGCAATATCCCGCTTGCTCTGCGCGTCCTCACTCTCCTGCAATTCGGGAATATCCCACAAATCAAATACCCCACGTTCCTCTATACCAAATCTGATAAAAAACTGACTTTCAAGAATCTGCTCAAATTGCCGTAGTATGGGAATAAGTGTGTATTTCCAGAAAGCCGAATGTTGCTCTGCCGTATCCTTGCCGGAAAGAGCGGTTGACCTGTCGCTGATGTTAGCTACTCGCGGCGGAATACCGTACTTAGCAAGTATCGTATATAAATTCCACCGTTTCAATTCAAAAAGTTTTATTACTTCCGGCGTAAACGATAGCGGCTCAAAGTTAGTTCCCTTGCCTAGCACCGCAATTTTACGCCCTGCCTTTACCGCCCCGTATTTGCTTTCCCACCGCCGCTCAAGCTGGTCTGCTTCTTCCGGTCTAAGCGTCTGTTCTGTTTTAAGAATTCCCTGCGGTATAGCATTATTTTTAAGCAGTTGCGAATTGGCTTTATTGGCAAAATAATCCTGTTCCAGTTCTATGGCAAGCGAAACCAGCGGATTAACCCCACGCACAGGATTCCACGGATTCCATTCCTTAAAGTGGATAATTTCATCGGGCAGGATAGGTATTTGCTCAACACCTGAATGGTAAAACCAGCGGCGCGATTTATTCTTAAATTCAAATTCTATCTCGCCCCTATATTCTCCCTCATGCCTCATTTTTCGCGGGTCAAGTATAAATATCTCTTTTGGAATTCCGCCTGAGTAATCATGCCCGAACCACCAAAAAGCCTCGCCTTCCAAAAACCACCAAGCGGCGGTTTCTTTCCACAGGTCATAACGGCTTAAAGCGGCATTAGGTCTGCGGAACAGGTCGTAAATAATTCCGCGCTCTATATCTTCCCCGCCTTTTTTTACGGTAAAGTCAGCACGCGCAATATTTCTGATAAGTATATTTACAGCGATGTTTACCCAAGCATGGAGTAGGTAAGTATCGGTAGTTTGCGGTTCTGCGCTCAATACATCAAAATCGCCAAAGCTTGCCAAGCCATGCGGTTTCGTGTTTACACCTAACGATTTTTCTTTTTGTTTCCGGCGTTGCGGTGAAAGCAAGTTAAAAATACTCATAGCAGTATTACTCCCTGCTGGACATCAGAAAACACCGCATAACGCAAAGCGTCTAAATAATGGTCATTGGTTTTTACAATCTGTCCGGCTTCATCTCGGCAGTAATCCCAAATCTCCGACAGCACTCCTGTACAGCGTTCGCTAACAAAAAATTGCTTGCGTTCTATTTTCGCGTTGATAAAATCAATCCCGCTTTCAACGCTGTTATTCGCTTTCACGCCTCCTGTTATTTCTTGTATCCGTTCACCCCCCGCAGGGTCGCAATATACAGGCATCCCCAAGGTCGCCCCCATTCCGTTCATACATTCTGCACCACCATAAGTGGCGAGCAACCCCCGCGCCTGTAATTCTTCGTTAAACGACAGAGTAGTCATGTTAAACGCGCCGTAATCGTCCAATACATAAATCACATCGCCCACCCAACCGATTTTGACAAACGTGATATTAAGCCCGAAATCCTGCCCTGCGGCGTAGCGGTCAAAGTCTTTCGGCAAATCGCCAACCTCGACAATCATGCTTTCGTCAAAGCGGTCATAAATAACGCCCTCTGCTTTAACCCAAAGCCCATCACGAAAACGCGCCTTTTGCTTTTCAGGAAGCGTGTCAAGAATATCGCCGATATAGTCTTCCGGTAAATTGTCACGGTTATCATCTGGATTTAGTAACATAGACTGATACAATTCAGGCTTTTCCAGCGGCTCACCTGAAAGAAAAGTACGCTTTAGCACAAAAACCTTATAAGCCCAATGAAGCGGCGAACCCGGATTGCAATCATAAAAAAACAGGTTACGGCAACCAGCAACACGCATAGCAAGCCTTGAATATGCAGTCGTAACCGCCGCATACGAAAGCTGGCTAATCTCGTTAAAGTAAATGGTGTTGTACTCATGCCCAAGGATTTTGTCTGCTTGCTCTTTATCCCCAAGACCGCCAATCCAGATTTCAGAGCCGTTAAAAAGCGTCAGCATACTTTCATGGGCAAGGTATCTATAACCGTTTTTGCCGACAGTCTTATCGAGCCACGGAAAAAGAGTCTCACGCAAAACGCTAGACCGCGCATCTTTCGCCCTGTAACGGCAAATCAGATGGCGACTCCCTGCATACCTCACAGCGCGGAAAATAATCGCCATCACCAGCACGGTAGTTTTGCCGGAGCGCGAACCGCCGAAAAGCAAGATATGTTTCGCCCCACATATCAAAAGAGCAAGAGCCTTTTTCTGAATTACTGTAGGCTTAAAAACCGCGCTGGTTCTCATACAATCTTCCCTCTGTTCCCTATTCGCTGTTATCTGTTTAGAGTCCGTTAAAGTCAGAGACAAAGTTCAATTCGCCCTGTTTCATATCCGCTTTGCCGTTTGTATTGCCAGACCCTAAGCAATTTGTGTCAAAGCTTTGCAATGCCTCACGTTCCGCTTTAATTGCGGTTTGCACCCATTCAGTTACAGTGCCATGCGAAAGTTCCGAAGCGTCCATCAGGTCAAGTTTCTTTTCCACAACTTGTAACATTTTCCCTGTTACTCTGCGGTGCATTTCGCCCTGCGCCTCAATGGTCTTTCGCAATTCGCCCTGTTTCAATTTTTCCACGTAGCGGTCATATTCCATAGCGCGTTCACGCCAGCGGAATTGCGCCGCCCAATTACGCCACACCCTGTAACGCTTCCCGCGCTTTGCCTCGTCTTTTTCTGTACTCTCAACAGCACGGCGCACATTCCGTTCAGAGCCGCAATCCCTGAAAGCGCAAAACGCCGCAAATGCCATAGAACTTTCACCCGCCAGCCGTTCCCAACTTTCAAAGGGCAGAATTTCCGATTTTGCTTCCTCGATAGTCCTGTCAATGTCGGTCATACTTCTGCCCCTGATTTTGCACTGCCGAACAGCGTGTCAGCGTTCACTGCTTCCCGATTTTCCACCCACTTTTCAATTTCAGTTTTCTTGTAGCGCACAGAGCGGTTAATCTTATGAAAAGGGATTTCCCTGTTCATCGTGTAACGCCGTATACTTTGCACCGAAAGTTTTAACAGTTCCGCAACCTCAAAGGCTGTCAAATAGGTATCCATCTCAACCCCCGCTATAAATTAGCCAGGCAGTTTCCCGCCGCCGTATGTATAAAAGATATGCCCTTCGCCTTCATGCTTAAATAGGACATTTGCACAATTTTGAAGGGCAAAGAAAAAAAATCACTTGTTTTCATCAGTGTCAGTTACTTGCTCTTTGGTTTGCTCTGTAGTCGTGTAGGAAACCGACACAACCCGCCCATCATGCAGTTTTGCGGTAACTGATACCGTGCCGTACCGCAAGCCGTCAGCATTGGCTAACATTCGCCCTACAATCTTTTCAGTTTTGTTCTCGTTCATACTTTCCTCTTGCTTGTTTTTTCAGTGTTGTCGTCAATCCACTTGTTCAATACATCGCGCTTGTACATGACCCTATGCCGCACCCTTGTACGTGGAATATCCAAACGGTCAAGAGTTGTTAGGCATATCCCCAAATACGCCGCCGTCTCCCTGCGGCTCAAAATGTCAGGATTGTTAAAATCTGTTTTCATCCCTGCCCCCAAAGTGCAATTTTCAACAACTGTCAAAGTCGTTATAGATAAAATATGGGTCTGCTTTTGTCAAAGTTAAATGGGACATTTGCACAAAAAAAGCCCTCGGCAGTCCGAGGGCTTTTTTTGTGCAATCGTTATCTTGGTTTTTTATGCCGCTGTTGTTTTCTGATTTTTCTTGTATTCCAATAACAAAACCTGTTCAGGCAACAGCCCTGCAAACGTTTCGCGCTGTTTGGCTTGAATAAGCTCCCTGTCTCCTACGGTCTCGTGGTCGCTGTAGAGATCAAGCATTATATCTGTTTTATGCCCTGTCTGCGATTTCAGCAGTTTCTTGTCAAGTTTACCACTCATGTACGAGGTAAAGAAATGCCGCCAGCTATGAAAATCATACTGTGCCGCATCGTCTTTTGAGAAGCCGATTTGAACAAGCGCCTCACGAAGCTCTTTTATAAACGCCTTTCCGTACATCGGCACATCTCGTTTTGTAATTGACCAAAATACAAAACTGTCTGGCGTATCACCCCAAGGATTCTGCCGAGCCTGTTCAACCAAGGCTCTAATCAAATCTGGGAATGGTATCTCTACCGTCCGTGTTTCATTATTTTTTGGAAGCTTCATCCCATCAGCCTTATTCCATGAGCCGCGCACATAGATACAATCCGCCCCCAAGTCCTGAAAGCGCAAAGCCAAAATTTCCCCGCTTCTCATCCCTGTTACAGCCGCCAGCATATTGGCAAGCTTAGTTCGCTCATCAGACCAATCAGCCCTAAAAGCCGCCGCCACCGCAGTCGGAGTTAAAATCTCCCGCTTCCGCTGTATCCCTGAAAACATGATATGCCCTCTTGTCGGATCTCTTTCGATGATGCCTTTGGAAAACGCCCATCGTAATGGCTTAGTTCCCGCCTTAATCACCACATTTTTTCGGGCGGCAGACAAAGGCATTTCCGCCATAAAGTTGATAAATGCGTCAATATCTTTGGCGGTAATGTCGCCCAAAAACCGCCCTTTAAAAAACTGCTCCCAATACAAGGCGATAGCCCGCCCCTGTATCTTGCAATGGCGGCGGTGTATGCTGTGGCTTCGCCGCAGTTTCTCTTTCACGTATGGCGAATTCTCCCAGTTCCAGAAGTTCTCCAGAAAAGCGATAAAATCCTCTGCGGCTTGTGTTTCGCTTAAAACAAAGCACTTTATCCAGCCTGTTTGCTTCATTTCCGCCAGCAGAGTTTCAGCATCATCAGAACCCTTGATTTTGCGAACCGTATCTTTCAAAGATAAATCGTGAACCCTCACAGCCTGTTGTTTCTGCGGTATGCCATCTCGTAGCCACAGGAAAGCCACCTGAACAGCCTCATCGTGGTCTTTCTTTTTGGTAGAAACAGGGCGGAGATATTTTCCGTTAGAGTCCTTAAAGGATACGGAAAAGCAAGAGCGATCGGCTCTTTTGAAAATAGAGAAAGGGTAAGCATTCATAGCTCATACCTCTAAAAACCAGCAATAAAACCGGCTATATGCCAGTTTATGTGCCAGTCGAATTTAGATAATAACTATGAACGCCCATTTAAAGGGAAGTTCAACGCTAATTCCTTATAACATAAGGAATTAGCTACTTGAGCCGCGAAGGGATCGAACCTTCGACCCGCAGATTAAGAGTCTGCTGCTCTACCAGCTGAGCTAGCGGCCCGTAAAACATAAAAATCCGCAATGCTGACACATTTGCGGCTTATGATGAATATATATCAGGGCGAAATTTGTGTCAATAAGCGGCAAAATCGTAAAGATTGAGAGAATCACCGTGTTTTTAACAGTTTTCATTGACCACTTCGTCTTTTCGATATAGTATGGTGATTATAGGCAGTACGTATTTTCGTAATAAACAGATGGAGGTTATCCAATGGCATCAAAAAAGAGCGTTTACTTTTTCAGCAGTGGCAAAGCCGAGGGCGATGCGTCAATGAAAGATTTACTTGGAGGCAAAGGCGCAAACCTGGCTGAGATGACGAATCT